AGACAACGCATGTGTCTCAGCGGCGAACAATTTCCCCAAATTGTCAGACAATTGTCAAAGCTGCATGATAAATTGTCAGACAATTCAGAAAACTTGCACTATTGTGCAACTTTAATAAAAGTCTTTACAAACTGTCACCGCAGTGCTATTATAATTATAGAAAGTAAATAAATTATCAAATCCGCACGGCGGTAGAAAGAGGTAGGACATGTTAAACACAATTAGTTACCAGGAGTATTCAGAAAGATATGATGATGTCATTGTAAATTGGGATATGTATGTTGATGCATTTTTAGAAAATGGTGATGTACTTTGGAATAAGGATTGGAACGGAGAAATATACAGTAATCAGGAAACTGGTAAGGAATACCGTCCAGTATACAGACAGATCGACGAGGACGAGTTTGAAGTGATTGGTTATGAGGAGGTGAAATAGCATGAAAAGTTACAAAGATTTTAACAAGGAATTTATCGGAGATAGCAATATTTCAACTCTTATTATGATTGGCTATGACAACATAGAAAAAAACTTGTATTTGGTGAAGATGGACATTATATGTCATATATCGTCAGAGGTGATGCTAACATTGGGAGTCATTATAAATTAGTTGCAGAATTTGAATATTGGTTAAAGATTTATGATGATGATGGACTAGTAAGATTCCTGAGAGCTAATGTGATTAAGGTTTACCGAGCAGGTGAAATGGGCTGTATCATCCATCTTTTAGATAAGGAGGATTGCGAGAATGAGTAACGTATTAAGAGAATACCGCATAGCGGCGAAAATGACAAGAAAAGAATTATCAGAAAAAAGTAAAGTTCCTGAACGTACCATACGAGCATATGAGACCGGAACAAGGGATTTGGCATCAGCAAGTTTATTAACAGTGTTTTCTTTGGGTTGTGTATTAACTGAATTTGACGAAGATTTAACAAAGTTTTTTAACGAGGTGATAAAAAATGGAAACCAAACATTATGAAGAATTAGTAAAAGAATATCGAAAACTTGCTAAACGTGCTGACCAAAGGTTAGTACGTTTAGAAGCATTATCAAGACAGAAAAAATACGAAAATGTACTTAAATATGCTTACCGAGTAGCTGCGAAAAATATTGAAAGTTATGGTACAGTAAAAAATAGACCACGATTCAATACAAAGCCTCCGAAAAATTCAAACACTTTGCAAGCGAAGATAAATGATATTAAACAATTTTTAGAAAGTGTTTCTAGCACGAAAAAAGGCATTGTCTTAACATATGAAAAAAGAGCCGAGACCTTGAATAAAACAATGGGATTAAAGGGAGATGATAAGTTCACATGGCAGGAACTAGCGGATTTCTTTCAATCTAAGTCATATGAAAAATTGGCATCCATTTTCGGAAGTAGAACAGTATTCGACACAATCGGAAAGATTAAAAAGAATTTGTCAGAGATTGCAAAGGAAATTAAAGACAATCAGAAGATTAAAGTTGCAGACTGGAAAGTGAATGACACAATTAACAAAATGATAGCCGAGCACGATTTAAGATTAGAAGATTTTGGATTAAAAGATGATTAAACCAAGTGATTACTGCAATGTTTATTGGAAAGATTATAAGTACAAATGGCTATCAAATATTGAAACGGAATACAGATTTTCGAAGAAGCAGAAAAAGACTTTGAATAGCATTTTTATAATGCTAGATACAGAGACTTCTAAGAGTATTGAAAAGGGGAATAATGAAAATCATGTTGTTTATTTTACAATATCTGCGAATTACAAAGGGAGAGATTTATTCACACTGCATGGTAGTAAACCAGGTGAAGCAGTCCTTGCGTGTCAGCGTTTACACAATTCCATGCCAGGTGAACAGAGTTTTATTTATGTACACAATTTAGGCTATGACTGGACTTTTTTACGCCGATTCTTTTTTATGACGTTCGGACACCCTATCAAGCAGTTAAACACAAAAAGCCATTACCCGATATATATCGAATTTGAAAACGGTATCATATTAAGGGATTCGCTTATACTTGCACAGCGCAAGCTAGAAAAATGGGGATCTGATTTAAAAGTAACACACCAAAAAGCTGTAGGGTTTTGGGATTATAACAAATACAGAAATCAGCAGGAAGAGTATACAGAATATGAGCATAAATACGCTGAATTTGACACATTGTGCGGCGTTGAATGCTTGGAGGAAACTAGAAAACTTCTCGGAAAAAGAGTCGGAACGATGCCTTGGACAGCAACCGGAATTCCAAGGGAAGAAATAAGGAAAAGAGGAAAAAAGAACAGGGCGAAAGACTGGTTCAACCGTGTGGTTGGTGATTGGAGATTTCAGAAGGAATTAGAATCTGCTTATCACGGAGGATTTACACACGCCAACCGTCATTATATAGGACACATTTTCAGATTAAAAAATGATTCATATGTACAGTGTTTTGATTTTGCGAGTTCCTATCCATTTTGCCTTTTAGCAAAAAAATATCCGTCAGAAAGATTTTTTGAATGTCCGAACACAAAAATCGAGAATATCATAAAAGACGCCGACGAATACGCCTTTTGTTTTAAATTAGTTGCAATAGGTGTAAAATTAAAAGATGATTCAATACCAATGCCTGCATTACAATTTAGCAAGTGTGAAAAGTCCGTAAATGATGTCACGGACAATGGCAGAATCTTGTGCGCCGATTATATCGAGATTTATTTAACCGAACAGGATTTAATTGTAATCAATGAACAGTATGATTTTAAAGGTTCATTGTGTATTGAAGTTATGTGCTCAAAAAAAGACTATCTACCAAGATGGTTTACTGATTATGTTTTTGAACTTTTCGAGAATAAAACAAAATTAAAAGGCGGAGATAAGGTTCTTTATGCACTGGCGAAGTCGTTGCTCAACAGCCTTTACGGAGTTACTACCCAGCGACCGGTAAAAGACGATATAATAGAAGTTTATGAGCCGGAACTTTTAGAAGATTCAGAGGCATGGAAAATTGAAAAGCATGATTCAGATTATGAGGAACAATATAATATCTGGAAGGAGCGAAGAAATAATATACTCCCGTACTTTATTGGAGTATGGGTAACTGCATATGCCTTTAGAAATCTTTTCGAGCTTGGAAAATGTGTAAAAGAAGGTGGTGTTTGGATTTACTCCGACACAGATTCCGCTTATTCGAATTGTTGGGATCTCGAAAAGGTAAACGCATATAATGAAAAATGTAAGCAGGAACTTCTTGCTAATGGCTATGGTTGTGTTCATCATATGGGGCGTGAGTGGTGGCTTGGTGTAGCTGAGTCTGACGGAGATGATGATTTGTATAGCGAATTTGTAACCATGGGTGCAAAAAGATATTGTGGCAGGAATAAAGCTGACAATAAAATTCATATAACTGTTGCAGGTGTACCTAAAAAAGGTGCGGAGTGTTTAAATGACGACATTAAAAATTTCAAAAAAGGATTTATTTTTTCCGGTACTAAAACTGGAAAACTTACACATGAATATATTTACAGTGAGATTCACATGGATGAAGACGGAAATGAGATTGGTGATTCTATTAACTTGACGCCATGTGATTATTTGTTAGATGAAGTCTTCATAAAAGATTGGGAAGATTTAATATCAGAAGATATTGACATCTCAATACCAGGATTAGTAGACGAGTATTTTTAGGAGGTAAAAATGAAAAAAGAAAATTATTATTTTGATATTAAAAATGATTTTGAAAAATATCCTGATGCAGTTATTTATATTGAGATTGGCGGTAGAAACCGTGGTAAAACGTACAGTGCATTGCAGTATGAGAAAAGCCGAGGAGAAAGATTTGTATTTGTAAAAAGAACAAATACAGACGTATCAATGATGTGTGCAGGGGCTAAAAGATTTCATGATAAAGTAAAGGAAGGGGATTCTCAAATTGAGTTTAATATCTCGCCTTTTGTGCCGCTTAATCGTGATAAAGGCTATAATGTATACCCGGTCACAATTCCAAAAGTTGAAGGGGTTGCAGGATTTTGGGATTGTGATACAGAAGGGAATCCATACGGACTTCCAGTTGGGTATATTGTATCACTAAATGCAGTTGAAAAAGTAAAGGGCTTTGATATGTCAGATACGGAGCAGATTATTTTTGATGAATTTATACCGAAAAAATATGAACGTGTATCACATAATGAAGGTGAGCAGATACTGGAATTGTACAAGACAGTATCTCGAGACCGTGAGCATAGAGGACTTAAGCCGTTAAAGTTAATACTGTTAGCGAATGCGGTTTCTATTGCTAATCCAGTCTTAGAATCTTTTAATCTGGTTGATACGATTGCAGATATGTGCATAAATAAGCAGGAATATTTATACATAGAAAAAAGGCACATATTAATTCATTTAATTGAAGACGCACCAGAGTTTTATGAGAAAGAATCTCAGTCGGCAATCTATACGGCAATGGAAGGTACTGCATGGCGTGCTATGGCATTGGATAATGATTTTTCGTATGATGATATGACAAACATAGAAAAAGGAAAGATAAAAGGTTTTAAATGTGTGGGAGCTTTTTACTACAATAAAAAAGACTTCTTTATATATAGAAAAGGGAAATCATATGTGATAAACAACTCACGATATATAACCGATAAATACTATGATTTAGAGACTGATAATGGTCAGCATCTTTTTTATGATGATTTCGTGTATGATTTAAAAGATGCCACAATACACGGAAATTGTAAATACAATTCATATGCAGTATATAATTTAGTAATGAATTACAAAAAGGTCTTTACAATATAGCACGGTAGTGCTATATTGATAATGTACTTATAAATTACATTTAAAGTAAAGGAGATTAAAAATGAAAAAACCAGAAAACGAAAACGGAAACAAGAAAAGCATCTTAAAAGACTACAGCGTAGACCATGTGAAAATGGATTCAAAAGACCGTGTAAGATTTGCGCTTACTGTGAACGGTGTAACGGTCTACGGTTGTAATGTAGTGGAAGGCAAGAACGGAGATTTCATATCGTTCCCATCTTATAAAGGGAAAGATGGAAAGTATTATAATCATGCTTATATCCCACTGACAGACAAAGAGCAGGAAGGTATCTTACTTGACGTAGAAAAGGAGTTGAACAAATGATTAAAATAGCGATTGTGTTCGCTTTTGTCGTACTCGACTTTGTGTCGGGTATGATAAAAGCATTTAAAAATCACGACTTTGATTCTTCCATCATGCGTGATGGCTTAATAAATAAGATGGGGGAGCTGCTTATATTAATTCTTGCGGAGCTTGCAGAAAAGGCTTTACCGTATTTTGATATTTCAATCGGAAAGCCAATATTTAACGGTATTTGTACCTATATCATTCTTATGGAAATTGGCAGTGTGATAGAAAATGCCGGAAATATTAATAAGGAAATTGTGCCTGCAAAGATCCGTAAATTTTTCAAAAAGATAGGAGATTAATAAAATGGGAATGACAGAAAAACAGAAAGACTTTATTGAAATGATTTACAACAATTTAAAAGAGTACGCCCCAAGGTATCACTTGAAATGCTATCCGGTTATCATTGCTCAGGCAATCATTGAGAGCGGATGGGGAAAAAGTTACCTTGCACAAAAAAATAACTTCTTTGGTTTGAAGTGTGGCAGATACTGGAAGGGAAAAAGCGTAAATCTGCAGACAAAAGAAGAATATGTAAAAGGAACGCTTACCAAGATTCACGATAATTTTCGTGTGTATGATACTCCTGCAGATGGCGTAAAAGGGTACTGTGAATTCTTAATGGCTAGACGGTATAGCAATTTAAAAGATGTTGTTGACAACGATACTTATATCACTCTTTTATGCAAGGACGGCTATGCAACTTCCAGGAGTTATAAAAAAGGTATCTTAAATCTTATAGCAACTTATGACTTGAACAAGTATTCATACGACAGTGTGAAAGACATTGACACAGTAGCTTTAAATGTTCTTCGCGGCAAATGGGGCAACGGAGAAGAAAGAAGGAAAAAACTGGAAGCTGCAGGATATGACTATGAATTAGTACAGTCAAAGGTAAATGAGTTAATGGATGATATGGAAAGGTGGTGATTTTTTGTGCAGGTAGAATTGTGGAAGAATTTTAGAAAACGTAAGAATTCGACCAAGATACCGGCAAGTGCAGGACAGATTTTAGAAGTGGCGTTAAAGGACGCCACTTCTATTGAAAATCCGACTTTTATTCTTTCCGGTAACGAGTTCGAATATAATTATATTAAGGCACTAGGACATTATTATTTTGTCAGGGATTTGCGGTCAGTTCGACACAATGTGATAGAGGTTGATTGTGAGCAGGACGTGCTAGCAACATATAAAAGTGAGATACTTGCAACAAGTGCTTATGTATTAAGAAGTGCTTCGGAATTTGACGGCGAAGTTGTGGACAATTTATATCCAATAACCGGAGATGTTGAATATAACGAGACAAGAATATTAAATATATTACCAAATTCTTTAGCTGATGGAACTTATGTTATAGGAATTGTTGGAACCGGAACGGATTCCTTGAAGCAGGGTTCTGTTACTTATTATGGTATGACGAAATTAATGCTTCAAACAATGTGCGGTTATCTTTTTTCCGAAGATATTTGGCAACGACTCAGAAATGATTATGAAAATCCACTAGATTATATTGTATCATGTTATTGGTTGCCTTTTGACTTGACAAGTGATACTCAAACAATTATTAAATTTGGTCGATTTAATTTAGAGAGTTGTACCGGATTTGTTTTAGATTCTACCGTAAAATCTAAAACAACAATAATTGATGTTGTAAAACATCCTTTAGCTTCAACTAAAGGTGAATATCTAAATTTAGAACCTTTTACACAATATTATATAACTGCAACGGTAATAGGGAACATACAACTTCCTGCTATAAAGCTAAAACGTGCATTAAAACTGTTAGTTACTTATACAATTGATATAATTACAGGTCAGGTAAGGTTTGTATTATCCAGTGATGAGATTGTTGTCTTAAAGATTGTTGTTCAAGCAGGTGTACCAGTTGCATTGTCACAAAATGCTATTTCTACAGGTTCTGTAGTTGGTGCAGGTTTCAGTGTTTTATCTGCAGCAGCTTCTGCATTTGAGGGTTTTATCCCCGGTGTCATATCAGGTACAATGGGAGCTATTAACAGTAGCTATGGAGCGGTAAAACCTTCACAGCAAAACAGCGGTTCAAATGGATCATTTTTGGCAGTTGTAAATGATTTATATTTAGTTGCACAATTTAACGCTATAACCGATGAGGACAACGAACACCACGGAAGACCTTTATGTAAAGTAAAGTCCTTGGGTGAATTAAGCGGCTATACTTTATGCTCAGATGCTTCTGTTAAATTGTCAGGTTTTTCAGGTGATAAAGATGCAGTAAACGCTTATTTGAACAGCGGCTTTTATATTGAGTGATCTTGACAATGACAATATAGTTTGATATATTTAAGTGGCCGGAGGAAGTCCGCATAAGGTCACTACAAGGAATGTAGATGCGGCGAAGTGTTGACGTACTTCCAATGAACCTCCGGCTCATGGGGTGTGTCTGATTTGGAAACAAGTACGGATATGTTTTCTGTATGGGGCGGTTCGAATCCGCCCATACCCATTTATTAATATAATGAAAGGAGATGATAAAATGAAACTTGGTGTAGCAGACATTATCGCACTTGTGAAGGCAGGTTACAAGATGTCAGATATTAAGGCTTTGCAGGAAGAAAAACCGGAAGAAAAACCGGAAGAAAAACCGGAAGATAAACCGGAAGAAAAACCGGAAGATAAGCCGGAAGAAAAACCGGAAGATAAGCCGGAAGAAAAACCGGAAGAAAAGCCGGAAGAAAAGCCATCTGTAGAAGATTTGAAAAATCAGATTCGAGACTTGACTTCACAGATTAAAATAATGCAGGAAGATAACAAAGAAGCTGACGTTTCACATCATACAGACGAAAAGAAACCTACTGACAACGAATTAATGTTAGATTTATTCAGGACATTTATGTAAAAAGGAGAGTGAAAGAAAATGGGAAGAACAATCACACCGCATGATTGCCATGCAATCATGAATAGCTTAGTTAAACAGGCAACCGGACAGACAAATATTGTAGTTACTGATACATCTAGCTTTGTATCAGCTGGTGAAACCGTATTAGAAACTGGAATGGAAAATGTAATTAACAGTTTATCAATCATATGCGGTCGTAATTACATGGCAGTTAGACCTTATGAAGCAAGACTTCGGATTTTAAACAGCGTTAACTCCGGTATGTATTCGAACCGGTTGCGAAAAATCAGTTATTACTCAAAAGATGCCAAGCAATCCGGTTATTTTAACACGGATTTAAATACCAATTTAGGTATGGGAAAGACGAATGGAAGAAATAAGAATACTTCCGGAGATCCAACAAGCACGTCATCTATGTGGGAGCAGGAGCCGCCAATCCCTTTAGAAATGAACTTTGCAGGAACTTCAACATGGCAGGATGTACAGACACTTTATGAAGATCAGTTAAAGATTGCCTTTTTGAATGAAACAAACTTTGCACAGTTCTTAAATGGATTCTTAACAGAAAAATCAAATGACATTGAAAGCCAGAAAGAAGCGTTTAACACAATGACACTTCTTAATTATATCGGAGGTATTTATGATATGTCAGCAGATATGCCAGGTTCCGTGATTAACCTGACAAAAGAATTTAATGACAAATTCGGTACTTCTTACACGTCTGCAGAATTAAGAAGCACATATTTGAAAGACTTTTTAGCATTTTTCGTGGCAACAGTCAAGAAAGCCACCAAGCGTATGACAGAAAGAAGTACCGCTTATCATTGGTCACCGGCTAAAAATGTAAACAATGTAGATTATAAACTGCTGAGACATACGCCGCTTAGTGAACAGCGTTTAATCTTATATGCTGATCTCTTCACGGATGCGGAAAGTTTGGTCCTTCCAGAAATCTTTAATGATGATTTATTGAAGATGGAAAACTATGAAGCAGTTACTTATTGGCAGTCAAATGATACAGACGCAGACAGACCGAAGGTTAGTATTACACCTGCTATCCCGGACAAGACAACCGGACAGCAGAAAGCCGGAGCAAGTGTATCACTCGATTATGTCGTTGGTGTCCTTTACGATAAAGATGCCTGCATGATTGACTATCAGCTTGATAAGGCTTTGACTACACCAATTGAAGCGCGCAAAGGTTTTCGAAACATCTGGTACACTTTTGCAAAGAACTCCATTAACGATTTTACGGAAAAAGGTATTCTTTTCATTATGAAAGATACAGAATAAGGAGAAGCCATGGAAAAACCTTTTACTAAGGGGCGTTGGTACAGATTTTTTGTTGAGAGTGACGGTACTACCGTTACTCTCAGCGAAAAAGATAATATAAACGCTTCAATCGAAAATAATAAATTAATATTACCAAAAGACTTTACAGTTGCGGCTTGCTTCAATGAACTTCACTGTATTGAAGCTGCAGAATCAAACGTGTGTCGCATAGTATATGACACTGACGGATTAACAAAGGTTGAACTACCTGCAAAGAACTTTGACCACGGATATATTTATATCCGGGGATTTTTCAGTTAGTGAGGTGTCAATATGTATACACCATTAAATTATGAAAATTTAAATTTGGTAGATGGAACTAGGTTTCCATCTACCCACTACACCAAAAACACAGCGGCTTTTAAATACTGGTGGCGTTCACTTTATGAAAGAGCAATATCGGTATTTGATTTTAAAATGGACATTAGACCAGATGCACTTGATTTATTAAGATGGTCTATTTTTGTTGGAGGTGTTAGCGTTTTTTTCAAGCACGCCGTGTACGGCGTGATTAATCAACCTTGCACACTTGGTGGCGGCTATAATATATTTTACAGACCGACTAAGGCAATTGTAACAAACCCAGCTTTTACAAAATCACTTGAATTAGAAATTGGTCGAGGTTGTGAGGTTGTTTATATATCACCTGATTACTGCGGCATTGCAAGTGTTATTGATTTTTATGCTGGACAATTGGCTGAATTATCAACTGCGGTAAATGTGGCTGAAATTAACGCAAAAATACCGGAAGTGTTTGGTACCGGAACAAAGGCAAGTGCTGAGACACTGAAAAAAATCATTGATGAAATCAATGAAGGGAACGCTTTACAAATTTATGATAATAAGATAACTCTAGATGATGATAAAGAGTTTCCAATAAAAAATGCGGAGTTTATTAAGGATAGGGTAAGCAATTATATACTTGATAAACTTTTGCAGGATTTCCAGTCAATTATTAACAATTTTGATTCAGAAATTGGCATTCCTACTGTACCGTATCAGAAAAAAGAACGTATGGTTTCCTTTGAAAGTGAAAGTAGAATATCAGACGGCTCAGCTAGGGCAACTGTATGGATTGATAAAATGAACGAATGCTTCAAACGAGTGAATTCAATGTTTAATACAAATTATTCAGTAGAATATCGTTATAAAGGTGGTGATAATAATGTCAATGGCAACAATGACGATAGCCGGAATGTATCAGTTTAAAGAAGGTTTATTCAACAATTTAAACTTGCCGGATGGTATTAACAAGGAAGATGTTATAAATCAGATTTTACTGGATGGTTCAAATTTTGAAATCTTGTACAGTAATTTCAAATTCATGCAGGACGCTATTGGGTTATGGTCTAATACTTGGTATCACACTTTTGAAAAATGGCAGAAAGCACTTTCACTTGAGTACACCCCGATTGAGAACTACGACCGCATGGAAGATTGGACAGATTCAAGTATTAACAAAATGAATAGAAATTCTGTTGAAAATCGTAAATTGTCTAACTCAATGAGAAGTGATAGAAATTTGCAAAGTGTGACGAAAAATACAGGTTCGGACACCAATTTGCACAACGTTTCCCCTTATGATTCCGGTGGTTATGTTTCTGATTCTCAGGACATAGCTAATATTAACAACCAGTCGGCAACTGCTGATACTGGAACAATGTCAAGCAATGGTACAGATTCAGGAACGGTCACTAATACCGGTAATGATTCGAGTAATACGGATAGTACACACAAAGGCAGGGTGCATGGAAATATTGGAGTTACAACCACGCAAACAATGCTAAAACAGGAATTAAAAATTGCCCGTTTTAATTTAATAAAACAGATTTCAGACGTATTTATTAAAGACTTTTGTATCATGGTATATTAAGGAGGTGTGTTTATGTTTGAAAGTTTTCCAAATACGAACTTCCACGAATTAAATCTTGACTGGATATTAAATCAGATTAAAGAGTTTCGTGCATGGTTCGACAACTTAAATGTAGAGGATGAAATCAAAGCGCAGGTCGATAAATACTTCAACAGTGTTATGATTCAAGCTATTTATGATAAAGATAGCAAGACAATCACTTTACAGAAACAGTTGTCAGGGGACGGTATTCATACTTATTATCCTGAACAGAAAGCTATGACAATAGAAGGAGGAGAAAATTAATGAATGAACTTGAAAAAATTATTTTAAATGGTACAACTTTAAATTTAACAGATACAACTGCAAGGACTACAGCAACCGCCGCACAGCAAGCGGCTACTACTGCAGAAGCTACGGCAACCGCCGCACAGCAGGCGGCTGAAACTGCAGGATCTACGGCATCAGCCGCACAGCAGGCGGCTGACGGTATAATAGCAGGTTTTAACACTCAGTTTGAGCAGAAATCAGGTGCATATGCTAGTCCGTTTTTTTGTTTAAGAAATAAGACTGTATATGTCGAATTTCCAAACATTAACACAAACAAACTTATACCTATAGATTCATGGACTGTGGTTTGTAATATCAGAAAGATACACTTGCCCTTATCAACTGTTTATCGGACCGTAACAATTGGAGGTGTTACAGTCATTGTTGAATTAAATAAAAATGGTCAAATGAAAATGTACTCACAAACAGAAATTCCAATAAATACGCCAATTTTTGGCGGTTTTTCATATTTAACAATTTAGGAGGAATAAAATGGATAAAGTTTCATATTTTAATGTGCTAGGTGAAATAGCACAAGTCGAAGACCCAACTATCAGACAAGAGGTGCAAACATCAATAGATGAATTGACGGAGAATATTAATACTGTAGATACCAACTTAAACAACCTTTTGACAAAAATTCCAACTAAAGACGGTTCCCTTTTTGTAACGGTTGGAAAAACTGGAGCAATGTATCAGTCAATTAATGCCGCACTTGCTTATATATTGAGTAAATCGGTATCACTTAATAATCCGGCTACTGTTTTTATTTATCCGGGTGTGTATGATGAGCAGATAGAGCTTAATGATATTCATGGAATATCTTTTATTGGTTGCGGTGTAGGAAAAACAGTAATTAAGTCAAGCGGAGCTTATCCGGATTGCACATTGCATGTGCAGGGAGATTACTCTTTTTACAACATGACTATCATTAATAACAACCCTTCTACTTATGCAGTTCACTCAGATCCAGTAGACAAATTGACAAGCGGATTGGTTGAGTTTAGAAATTGTCATATCAAAGGCGGTAGTAATGCTATCGGCTACGGATCAGGAAATAATACAGAATTAAGGGTTGTTAATTGCGTGTTAGAAGCTTCAAGCTCTCCGATTTATGCACACAATTGCGCATACGGCGGACGCACTGGTCAGAAGTTGACTTTATTAAATAATCTTTTCTATGACAATTCGGAGCATATGGCATTGTTGCTTGATGATGCGGGGTACACAAACGGCGGCCAAGTATCACAGATGGTATGCACGATTCATGGCAATGTTAGCAATTATGCCGGTTTTACGCAAATGCAGTTCAGAAAAGCTACCGGAAGTCCTAGCACTTTTACAAGTTATCTTCCGGTTAATGATAGCAATATTATATGTTCCGCTAAATGTTCGGATAATGGAAACATCCCAGGAATGAACTTCGGTCAGGGAAAGTATGACATCTCAACATACTTGTTAATGCCGCCGAATAAATCGTATGACGGGAAGTACAGAGCAAGTATTCCTATTGATGTATATTATGCGAATTACAATACGACACTTAACAATGTCACAATACCGGGTATTGGAGATGTCACTAGCACATTTTCAATTGATAGCCAGTCAAACGAACACTTCATTTTCTTAATATCCGAAAATGATAATATTGCAGGTAGAAGCGTGAGCGTGTCAATCTCAATGGTTGTAAGATAAAATAGAACCCTACTTAGTAGGGTTCTTTTTATGAATTATAATATTATTTCACCTCCTCATAACCAATCACTTCAAACTCGTCCTCGTCGATCTGTCTGTATACTGGACGGTATTCCTTACCAGTTTCCTGATTACTGTATATTTCTCCGTTCCAATCCTTATTCCAAAGTACATCACCATTTTCTAAAAATGCATCAACATACATATCCCAATTTACAATGACATCATCATATCTTTCTGAATACTCCTGGTAACTAATTGTGTTTAACATGTCCTACCTCTTTCTACCGCCGTGCGGATTTGATAATTTATTTACTTTCTATAATTATAATAGCACTGCGGTGACAGTTTGTAAAGACTTTTATTAAAGTTGCACAATAGTGCAAGTTTTCTGAATTGTCTGACAATTTATCATGCAGCTTTGACAATTGTCTGACAATTTGGGGAAATTGTTCGCCGCTGAGACACATGCGTTGTCT